AGACCCGTCCACTTTCGCCACGCGAGTCGTCTTGAGCAGGCCATCGTACCAGGACAGATCCGCACCGTTGTAGAACTCGCTGTCGTCACGCGCAGAGAAGCCGATCCGCTCTACGGCTTGAGCGCCAACCTGCTCCTTTTTGCAGCCCGCAACCACCCACGTCATCAGCGCCAGGACCAGGCCCACGGCTATGATCCAGCGCCCCATTTTCTTACCGTTCATGTTGTGCCTCCCGGACCATGCGGTCCTGCCGCATCCAACGACGCGGCTTGTAGGGTTGGAGCGAGCCAGGCAGCCGTTTCTCGATCCATTCGTATTCCTCTGGCAGTAGCTCGATGATGTCGCCGCGTTCCCAGGCGAAATGGCCGAACACTACCCGCTCGCTCACAACCCGATAGAGATTCACTAGTCGTCTACGATGTCGCTCACGTCGTAGAGCACGGCAAACACATATGCCGCACCCGTGGCGCTGGCGCAGTCCGTGACCACCACGTCCAGCGTGTCAGCGCTGGAGTAGTATTTTCCGGTCACGTTGTACGCAGCATCCACGTCGGCATAGGTGCCCGTGCTGGTGGAGGTGATCGCGTCATTGACGCACCACCCGTCCGTGTCGCTCCCGTCGCCAACATCCAGCGTCGGCGTGACGCCGCTAAACGTATCCGTCACCACGACGAACACGCCTTGAGGCGGGATCACCGTGTATGCCGGAATGTCGATCACGGCTACCGTTTCGCCGCTGTCGGAGTTGGTGACTTCACGGCTTCGGACCAACTTGCCCCGAATCCCGTACTGTGCTGTCGAGTATCCCATCAGTCACCTTCCTCCTAGCTTGGCGCAGCGATGTTGTAGAGAACCGCCACGGACTCGATGCCCGAACGCGCCCCGGTCGGCGAATAGGAGTTAAAGCCCATCCGCAGACTCCACACGATGCGCGTCTGGTCGCGGCCAGGAAGCCGCTCGGTCTCGAACTTGACCCGACGCCGCCATCCTACCGTGCTCCCCAGGCGGTTGAACGCAAGGAGTTGGTAGGCAGCGGAGCCAGATGCGTTGGCCTTGCCGTCGGTCTCGGTCAGGGGCATCGCCACCGTGCTTACCAGTGGATGCCGCCCGATCTTGGTGACCTCGCCTGTGAGGACCGTTGCCGCAGGACCGTACTTGTCTACGGTCAGCGTTTCGTCCAACAGGCCGATCTCGTCTGCCAGCTCTGGGTTGGCGACGTAGATGAGGTCGTTTGGGTTCAGCGGGTGGCCCCAGTCCATCAGGTACGTGCGATCCAGCATTAGTTTGGGCAGCCGGCGACAAGCGTCGTAGCTGATCACTGCGGCGCTATGGTCGCTCGCGTTGTCGGTGTTGTCGCTGATGGCGGCGTGTCTCAACCCGTCGAACGCCAAATAGTGCTTGGTGTCCGTCGGGTCTGCGTTGTCGCTGTTGATGTTCCCGGTCCCGGCATTGGTCTGGTCGCCGTTCAGCACGGCGCTGTCGCTATAGTATCCCAGCGACCACGCGGCCTGGCGGCGCAGGAAGGGGACGTATGGAATGATGCTATCCTCTTCCATCTCACCGCTAAACATCTGGTGAATGATGAACTTGTACGCCGTCACCAGGACGCGGTTGGATCCGGTCTTGGTCGTGCCGTAGTCGCTCGCATCCGCTGCGGTGTTCTCCGAAACGAGGAACATCTCGGGCGGTGCGGCTTCGACCGGCAGATAGGCCGACGGTGCGTTCATCTCGAACGCGGGGATCTGGGTAAAGAGCACGCTGCGCTCACGCGCTGCGGCCCACAGCTCGCCCACGTACTGAACGCCGATCAGCTCCGCGCCGTAGCCGCTTTCGGCGGTGTCCATAGCGCGGGTGTTGTTCTCGGCGTGCCAGTTGCGCAGAATCTCGGAGCGCCCGCGCTTGCTCAGCTTGGCGTCCTCTGCGGCTTCCATCAGGTCGTGCAGGAACTCCACGTCATCAGCGTTCCAGTAGCGGCACTCGGTCGCATCGTAGAAACGAGCGTATCGCGTGCCCTCGATGCTGCGGCCCCCGTTGCTCTGGTGGACGAACTTGCGTCCTTCCAGCTCGCGCAACCGCTCCTCGTAGGGCGTGATGCTCTCGTTCACGATCTCCTTGATGCGCTGTTCGCTTGGCAGATTGCCGTGCTCAGCCACCTGTCGGGCAATCTGGTCGATCATCTCTTGCCTATTCAGTTGTGCCATCGTCGTTTTCCTCCATAATGGCGTTGTATGCTTCTTCTAGTGGGTCTGGTTCTGGCGCAGGCTTCGCGGCTTCCAAAAGCTCCATAACCTCAGCTTTCAGCGCCTCAAGGTCGGCTTTCGTCACGGCCTCCAGTGGCGCTCTGTAGAACTCCGCTTCGCCCTCCAGGAACAGGCCCCGCACAAGGTCGGGTGTCAATGCCACCAGGTCGGCTCTCGCCATAAACTCTGGCGGCTCCTTGCCCAGTCGTCGATAGTGCGGCAGTAGTGCGTTGTACCGCTGTCGCCGTTCGTCGTCGGCCTCCTCAGGGTCAGGGGCGAATATGTCGGCCATCTCGGACGCCACATCCCGCCACTCAGGCCCCTCTTCCGATTCGTCAAGCACATCGTCCAACGCTTGCCGCACAGATTCCCAGCCGCGCCGCTGTCTCTCGATGAGCGCATCCGCGTCACCGGGTACGGCCACGGCAGAAATGTCCAGTAGCTCGTATCGTTTCTCGCCGTCGTGCATCACATCGTCCCACCCCACAGAGACGGCGTTGAGAAAGCCCGCTCGGTACTTCCGTTCGACCTGCTGTGCAAATTCGTCCTCAGGGTCGAACGTTACACGCGCCTTGAGCGCACCATCCACCACGTCCACGTCAGCGCGTCCAATCGGCAACCGGTCGCCAAAATAGTCGTGGCTCCACAGCACAACCGGGTTGTTGCGGTAGTTGTCCAGCGCCCAACGGTCCTGGTCGAGATCCAACCCGTCACGCTTGACGCCGCCAGTGCTGGCAGTAAACGTCAGCGGCTCGCCATCCGTGACGGCTTCTCTATAGGCTCTCAGAAACTTGCTCATCTTGTCCTCCGTGTCGTGCCATAGCCAACACAGGCACAATCTTGATCAACGTCACCACCAACCGGCCACAGCGGGGACACTTGAGCTCCACCCGCTCCGTGCTTGGCTCCATTTTGCACAGCAGCCGCCCGCAGTTGGGGCAGCGAACGTCTTGCATCACAGAACGGCCCTCATGGTGCAAAGGCAGTTAATGTCCTCTTCCGGCAATCCAATCGCGCCCGGATGTGGCCCGTATCCGTTGCCCACCCAGAAGTCACCGTCAAGCGGTACGACCTGCCCGTGTGCGGCTACGTGACTATCGCGTGTGCGGTCGGGTATCAGAGCTGATAGCCATTCCTTTTGGTGCACGACCTCGCTCTGTCGCCACGCCTCCACGTTGCCGCCGTTTGCCGCGCCGTTGACCTCCGTCCGGGCAATGACCTCGCCACTGGAGCGGATGCGGTCGCCCATGATCGCCTCGACGCGCTTGGCTATGTCGGGGATGCCCTCGCCGGCCTCAATGGCCTCGGCAAGAGACGCCTTCAGCTCCTGCCAGGTCGTGTCGTTCACGGCCACGGCGAAGCGCTGCGCTCGTTGTTCCAGGAACCGGATCACCTCCGGCAATGTGGCGAACTCACGCGCAAGGCCCAGGTCGTCAAGCGCCTGCTGTCCGTGTGCGTTGATGATGGCCAGCAGAATCGGGCGAATGGCGACGCGAAACTCTCGCGTCCATCGTGCCCGGTCGAACGGCTCCAGAAGGATCGCGTCCAACTCATCATCGCCCTCCGCACGGGAACGCGCCCCCAGGCGGTCCAGGATGCTGGCCTGCTGTCGTCGGAACAACTCAGCCACGGCAGACCCGAAACGCTGTTCCTCTGTTTGCTTGCGACGCTCCCACCGGCGCATAATGAACTCGTGTTCAGGCGAGCCGTACTCAATCGTGCGCGTGTGTAGGCTGCGCTCGGCGTCCCCCTGTGGCGGCTGTTCCTGTGGTTGTTCGCCGTCGGCTTGTGGTTGCATCAGCGATGTCATGCCCACGTC